CTTGATCACAAGCTAGGAGCGTCATTAACAGGTTCACAAGATCACATTGCTTGGTTTAATAAATGCCTAGCCGTTGATAAAATACTTTTCAACGTCGTAACTGATGGTGGTAAACATCCGCCTAAGTACGAAGTGTGTGACACCTTGCGTCTTTCGCTTGTTCCTAAGAGTTTCAAAGCCCTTCGTGCCATCATGCCTGATACCCTATTGGGTAGCTTTTATACTAAAGGCATGGGCCGTCTTATACAAGACAGGCTATTGAAAACGGGTCTTGATATACGCCATCTGCAGAGCAGACATAGGCGTCTGGTTAAGACTAATTCTGTGTCACGTCGTCTCGCTACCGCAGATCTCTCCGCTGCAAGCGATTCACTGACACCCGAATTATTGCGTAGACTATTACCCAGTAAATGGTACCATGCTATCATGCATGGTAGAATCAATCAGGTATTGATTGATAACCGTAGACAACAGATTATTTCTGTCGCTACTATGGGTTTAGGTCATACGTTTCCGTTGCAGACTCTTATTTTCTATAGCTTATTACGTGCTATAGGAAATTTGAATGGTGATCCCCGTATGTATGTATCCGTTTATGGTGATGATTTAATTTATCCAAGTCGATATCATCGATTTGTGAGTGTACTATTTCCTTTAGTACACCTCAACCTTAACCAGGATAAAACATATGTTAAAGATCACTTTCGGGAAAGCTGTGGTTCTGATTATTACCACGGCTCTGATGTTCGTCCTTTTCAACCTCAGGGCGAATATCAGCTGCTCGATCGACTCCAGTATGCTGCGTTCCTTTATAAATTACTCAACGGTATTCGGTTGAGATGGACGGCGGAAGAAATTCCACATACTATGGAATACCTATTGAATGAGTTAGTTCTCACTCAAGGCATTATATTCCAAGTACCGTCTTTTTTCCCAGATGCCTCTGGTTTGAAAGTTGATAGGCCTGTAGATAAGTATTTCTACTCCCCTATCTTCCACGATAAAGATACTCAATCTTGTGGGTTTCATTACCTCCATGATTGTGCTGAATTTCGTGCAGTTTCGAACCAAGGCCCTTATTACTGGGCAAAAATGGCGCAGGATCACAATGATCCTACGTCACACCAATCACCGTGGGACATCCAATCCGATTTATCAGTACTTAGGAGGCGTAAATCGCATAAACAACCTAAGTATGTATACTCTAAGTTATTAGGTATACGTGTAAGACGGATGGATGTAGGAACGAGCAGCAAAACTCGCAGCTCGATCAGGC